CAGGAGAAGAGAAGACTTATGAGAAGCTGTGTAAAGACCCACAATTAATGCTGTATCACTATGCAATTTCTAAACTTTTCCCTGAATATGAAGACGCGATTATGTCGATATACTTCATTAGAGACGGTGGGCCGTTTAGTATTTGCTTTGAGGAAAGCGACAGACAGAAGTTCTTGGGGATGCTAAAGGACAGGTTTGAAGAAATCAAGAAAACAACTAAGCCAAGGTTGCTTTCTAGGAATCAGTCTCACTGGAAGTGTCAAAAACTTTGTGATTTCTGCAAGAAAGACTGGCCCGGAACTAATGAGAGCATGTGTAGACATGTAAGTAATCACTTGGAGCAGTTTGGTATGTTAGACACAATACAAGAATGCACAAGAGAAGGTTTTGATGTTGGATATTATGAGGCACCGGGATAAAAGGAGATTTAAAATGAAATATTACTATGAAGACTTAGATGGATTTTGGGGAGAACTCGATGCGTCTTTTTACAGCAAGATGGTAAAAAGGTTCAACAGCGGCTCTCACTTTGTGGAGGTGGGTTCCTTTAAAGGTAAAAGCTCGTCATGTATGGCAGAAGAGATTATTAATAGCGGCAAAGACATAAGATTCGATTGTGTTGACACATGGGAGGGTTCTGAAGAGCATTATAAAGGAGGTGTCGCAGAAGACAATAATGTGGTTACTGGTGACTTGTTTCAGGTGTTTCTGAAGAACATAGAACCGTTTTTAGATGTAATCAACCCATTCAGACTCCCGTCAAAAGAAGCCTCTAAACTCTACGATGAAGAATCGCTCGATTTTGTTTTTATTGATGCTGCACATGACATGAGAAATGTCTTAACGGACGTAAGGAGCTGGGCCCCAAAGGTCAAGAAAGGTGGAATAATAGCCGGACATGATTACGGAGGCGGTCACACAGGTGTTACCGACGCTGTTGACCTATATTTTAGAGATATTTTGCAAGTTGAGGTGCAGGTTTTTGAAGAATCTAGCTGCTGGTTTATTGAGAAGAATTTTGATAACCCTACCGAAGACAGGATTGATGAAGTCTGGAAGGAAAGATTGAGAGCTTGTGGCGAACTAATGAAAATTAGCACTCTGATTGAAATTAAAAGCATAGAAGAGATGAAAAGGGAAAAAGAGAAAAAGAAAAAAGAAAGAATAATTCTATGGAAGGCCGAGGATAATGATTGAAGTACAAATTACAGAAGAAATGAAGAAGCGAGCTTGGGCTAAGTCTAGAGAGATGGGTGTAATACGCAACTCCATCATGAAGGGCGGCGGAAATATC